TTAGAACACGAATTCGCGTGCCTTGGCGAAGCCCGGCAGCGGCTTGACGGAGGCATTGAAGAAGACGTTTTCGGAGACCGCGCCGCGCTCGCTGACGAACACAGTCGCGCGGGCCGAGCCGCCATATCCCTTGATGGTGACAAGGCGACCGCCTTCACGCAACTGCGAGAAGAGCGAAGCCGGAACTTCTTCCACCGCGCCGTTGACGAAAATCAGGTCGTAAGGGGCGCCCTTGGTGCTGCCGGCTTCAAGCGATCCCGTGACGACGGAGACGTTGGCGTAATCGGCAAGGTTTGCCGTTGCCTCGGAGGCAAGCGCTTCGTCTTCTTCGAGAGCGACGACCGAACCCGCGAGCTTGGAAAAGAGTGCGGAGACGTAACCCGTGCCGCAGCCGACATCGAGAACGACGTCATCCTTGGTCACGGCTGCAAGCTGCAGCAGCTTGGCGAGCGGCGATGGCTGCATCAGGAAACGCGCCGGCTTGCCGGCTGCGGCCGGACAGATTTCGACGTCGGTGTCGATGTAGGAGATCGCCTTGGCCTTTTCCGGGACGAAAGCCTCACGCGGCACGGCAAGGAAAGCGGCCTGAACGGAATGAGAGGTGACATCCGTGGTGCGGATCTGGTTGTCGACCATGTTGGCGCGTGCCGTCTCGAAATTCATAGTGTCCTCTCGCCCAATGAAAAGCGCTTATTGCTCACCCGTGTCTTAATCGCAGGGGAACCGGCTTTCAAGGCTTCCTTAGCGACTGCAGCAAGAATTCGGACATCGCGGCCACTCTCCCCGAGCCTTCGGAAAAATCCATGGTGACGTTCATGAGATTGTGATAATATTGCAACCGGAGGAATAAGGAGGAGAAGATCATGTCAGTCATAGCTGAATATTTCTCGCTGTTCGACTTTTTCATCGTCGCCGCCCTGATCGCGATCATGTGCTGCGGGTTGCTTGGAAAAGAGACAAGCTGAGATTTGGACACTTCCTCCCCGCAACCACGACGTTCAGGTGGTCGTCAGCTTTATTAGCGATGACTTGAACCACTAAGAACGAAGCCAGCGGGGTGTCATGTCGAAATCAGCTCTCTTGGGCGGTCTCTTTATCGGAGGCCTGCTTGCAATTGTCGTGATGATACCGCTCGTGCATGCTAGCGTGCCTGGTGTAGCGACCAATGGTGTGTCGCCGCTCGTCTCGCTGCAGGGCGGAAATTGATCGAGGTATAGCCGGCCGGGAAACGGCCTTCGCTGCATCGCACCGGCAGGCTTTCCGCCGGTTCTGTCCCCAAGAGAATTTTGGCGCCTAAAATCCCTCGGGTTTTTATACCGGAGATCGTCGAGCCGCCAGCTCCCAGCGGGATTATCGACGTCAGGACGGAATGCCCGAGCATCGAAGGGATGTATAACGGTCACGGCAGCGGCATTCGTCAGTAGAAGCGTTGTCCCTCTATGAAGCTCCGTGAAGGTCACAGCGGTCCGCGTGACCCGGATAGGCCGAGGCGCGAACCTCGTGTGGACGAGATTGGCCAGCAAATTCCGATTGTTCGGCTCCGCCAGCAGCTGGGTAACGAGCTGGCCGCCGACCAAGCGGAACGCTTATGGAGAGCGTTCCGCCATTTACGAGCGGGACATTGATGGTCCCGGACTTGGTTACCCAGTTACGAACAGACCATCACCAGGCGTAGCGCCGATCGCCGCGGCATGTTTGAACGCTCCGCTCGCCGCCGCGAGCCCTGCAGCATCCGGCGTGGTGCAGAGCCGGCTTCGCAGGATCGGAACCAAGCGGCACACCTATCGCCCGATCATTTCCGTAAATGTGAACGGCTTGATATCCCGTGGTGGTTCCTTTCAGATGTTAAATAGATCATTCGCGCAGCACCCTTCCGTGACCGCCGGCGATGGTGTATCGGTCGAGTTAATCGACGAGGGGTAGCAATTGAAGAAGCTCGAAGGACTACAGATCGCGCGCGGGATTGCCGCGTTCTCGATCGCCTACTTCCATTCGTGGGTAATTCTGATGTCTTTCCCGGCGCATACCGATGCGCCGATCTTGCTTCTGAAGAATTGGGGCTACCTGTCGATCGACTTTTTCTTCGCGATCAGCGGTTTCGTTATCTGTCTGGTTATCGATCGTCCGGACTTCAATTTCGGCCGCTTCCTGATGAAGCGCGCGTTCCGTCTCTATCCGATTTACTGGATTTGCCTATGGCTCTTCTGCCTAACGACTATCTATCGCGGACCGGTCGAGAGTGAAACGACGCTCAACCTGTGGTATTCATTTACGCTCATGCCGTGGAACGGATATCCCTACTATGATGTGGCGTGGTCGGTGCGCCATGAGATCTTGTTTTACCTCATTGCCGGCCTCATCGTTCCCCGCATCGGCCTGAAAGGGCTTGTGGGCGTGCTTGCCGCTTCCGCAGTAACTGCGACATGGTTCGATATCCCGCTGCATGACCTGCCGGTTTCGAAATACCATGCCGATTTCGCAGCCGGCGTTCTGGCTTTCATGACCATGAAACGGTTTAAGGAAGTACAGCCGGTCGCGCCGTTCCTGTTCGGTGCCGCCAGCCTCGTCTACGTTTGCTATGCCGGGTATACGAACTTGCTGTTCGTCCCCTTCTACTTCCTCATTCTCGGCGTGGTGAACTTCAAACCGTCAAGCATTGTCGCAAGGCCGTTCTTAGAGATCGGCAATGCTTCGTATTCGCTCTACCTCATTCACCCACTCGTATTTATAGTCGGCAACGTCATGGCGGGCCGGATGCAGCCTTTGCCGATTTGGGCTCAAGAGCCAATCAGGTGGGCTGCGCTTGCCGTCTGCTGCATCCTTGCATACATAAGCTGGCGCGTCGTCGAGCGACCAATGATCAAGCTCGGTGAGGCGCTTAGCCCAAGGTTACGGCAATCAGGAATCCAAGCGGAATCTGGTTGAGGCCACTATCCTACGGCTTGATACAAATTGAGCTGGGGTAGCCAAGCGCCCAATTGAGATGCCGCGGTCTGTCGGATGGAATGGAAAAAGGACGATATTCAGAATGAGCCTCTTGCGCTCTTTTAAAAATCGTTCTAAACGCCCGCCATCACTCGCAATTATCTACGCGATGGCCTCGTGGCGGAGTGGTGACGCAGAGGACTGCAAATCCTTGTACCCCGGTTCAATTCCGGGCGAGGCCTCCAAAAGTTTCTTGATGTAAATCAACGGCTTACGGCGCTCCTAACGGGGCGCCGTTCTGTTTTCATGTTGCGCCGTGTTGCAATCCATTTCCCTTGATTTACAGGCTTTTCCAACCAACCGCCGCGAATCCACGCGACATGGAATGCAACATGCGACATGCTCCAGATGGTGAGATTGGGAGAATCGAATGACTGATGTCGCCACCGCCGCTAGTATCTGGCCTGTCTTAGTCCCCACGATCGCCGGCGGCCTCATCGCTGCGCTTGGCGGGGCAATTGGGCCCGTCGTCTCACATTTTCTAACGGCCCGCGCCACTCGACGCGATATGCGGCGACAGCGCTTCGAAGACGTGATAGCGGCCGTTTATGAGCATGAACACTGGCTCAACCTCACACGGCGGGCAACGGCTTTCGGTGAACCCTTGATTGTTGGCGCGGCCCCGATCAACAAGGCAATCGCGACGGCCCTTTTACATTTTTCCGACTTCATGCCGGCCCTCAGAAAGCTTGATGTCGCGTCAACCACATACTCCCAGTGGATTTCTAACGCTGGACATAAGCGCGTCACCAATGAAATCAGCTCTATCAACGACGGTTTCAGTGAAGCCTATCAGGTCTGGCTAGTCGCATTCGTGAAATTCCAAGAGGATGCTGCCGATTATATAAAGACGCATCACGGTGAGCTTTAGCCGGCGCCGCGTTGTGGCTGGAAGATACGCTCAAGTTTGAGCGCATTTCCCCTATTTGGCCTTGGACAAAGATGTCCTGAGACTTAAGGACATCTTCCCCATTTGGGGGGCATCCACAATCTGTGTGCGGACATCATTGCGCCATCACGTCGCCTGCATTATGCGCACAGCTTCATCTGGTGTCACAACCCGTGCACTTGGAAAGGCCGGGTGTTTATTCAGCCTGAGAAAATCTTTTACGTTACTAGTCACGAATATATCGCGCTGATTGTGGTCATGCGCCCAGAACATTTGGCGATCGCACAGAGCATTGCGCCACCGCCTGCCCGGCTGCGATGAGACATCTTCAATATCGATACCGCGCGCGTTGGCAAATCTCACCCAATCGACCTCTATCGCGGGGAACATTGCAAGGCCGATTTCCCGATCGCGCTTTATCAGCTCGGGACCACCCATCACACAGGCGTCGAAAAAGGTGACATCCGCAAACGCGAGAGGAAGAAGAGTTCGAAGGTGGGAAAGCCCAAGCGAAGCCACCCAGTCGGCAAACTCTCGGTAATTCGACAAGTACTTATGATCTGGTTGTCTTTCAGATGCACTCATTGCCACAATGGCCACGTCGGCCTTGCTCGATGCATGAGCATCGGCCAGTGTTCGAACGTGGACAGCGGACGGACGATCGTGAGCGACGTCGATAAGACAGTTTGTATCGAGGGTAAATGTGACCATCTGTCTATAGAAGGTTGTTTTTCTTCGCAGGTCAAATCGGATCGGCTATGCGGCCTCTCGAAACCACCCGTCGAAGATTTGGGGCGTGAGGTAGATCACGTTGTTCCGAGCCTCGCGACGTTGGGCGCGGTAACGCCGATCTCGAAAAGCCACGCCGCACTTCTTCGAGCAGTAGCGGGCCTTCGGGGTGTTCGGCTGATAGTCTGCCCCGCACGCTTCGCACTGCCGGATAGGCATTTCCATAGCGTTCTTCTTATACCGATACACGGCGGCGCACTGATATGAGCAGCACTCCTGACCATGAGTGTTTGTCGGGTGAAACTCTTTGGCACAATGGACGCAAGACCTCGAAGGCTTCTTCCGCTTCGCAATTAGGTACTGTGCCTTCAGGGAGATCCCGTCATCGTGCTTGCGATCCCTGATTTCTCGTTGGTCAAGAAAACGCTTGGCACAGTTAGGGCTGCAAAAGCGCTGCCCTCTTACAGCAGCATCATCGTCGAGCGGCAGGGAACAGCCTACGCAGTATTCAGTGCCATTTGCGTGGTATCGCTGGCCTTCCTGCCATGAAGGACGCGCGTGCCCACCGCGTTTGAACGTCTCCGCAAGTAGTACTGCGGCCTGATGGTCAGCAACCATCCAGCGATGCCCCTCCAGGACCAAACCAGTTCTGATGGAAGCTCGACATGGGCCTTCGTTCTCAAACGGCGTGAGACGCCAATCAGCGACGATGTCTAGTAGCTGGTTGATTATCTCACTCGAACGGCGAGCATTATAGATCGTAGCAACGGTCGGCTTTTTTGTGGACCCGTATCTGTACTCGGTCCAACCGGCCAGGCCGCCGGATTTCCGTTTTCCCATGTTTCACCCAAACATCGCGTCGAACATACCAGGCGTGACATTGTGCTGCGATCGAGGCGGCAGCACCTTCACCCCGTCGGCCGTCTTGCCGTCTCGAGTCACCTGCGCTTGCTCATAGCTGACGTCGAGGTAGACGCGATCGAGAGCAAACAGCACGTCGATATGGTGCGGTCCCATCGGCCACCGATAAAGCTCGGCGTAGGCCCGGACCTCGGCAAAGCTGATCGGGTTCGGGCCGCCGGCGTGATAGGTGCGGGCCCGGCTGAGATCGACGAACCAGCGCCAGAGCAGATCGCCACCGGCCGGCACGCGAGGGCGGCCACCCTGGAGAAGGTTGCGCCGAAGCTCGTCTGTCAGCAGTTGCTTCAGACGCTCCCCGGTCATTTCTTCTGCACAACGCGGAACCCCGCGCCCTTTGTGGTGAGGCCGCTCGCCGTGCCGGGATTGTGCGAGCCCGGAACCATGATGCAACGGCAGGCGGGCTTTTTCAAAACAACGGAAAGGTTGGTGACGACGCCCGGCGGGACGTGCGGGAAGACAGCGACATAATCCGTGGTCCCGTCGGAGGCTGCGATGGCGTCCTCCGAGATCTCGATGAAGGCGTGGCGCGTTGGCGACGATCCATAGGCGATCTGGAGCTTATCGCCCGTCGTGAAGCGATAGCCGACAGGCAGACCCTTGAACCGGATCGTGTCACGGTTGCTGCCGACGTCCACCACCTGGACATTGGCCGCGCCAAGTATCTCGCCGGTAGGATCGAACTGCGGATATTTCGAGGTAGGATCGTAAAGGAAGAGCGCCTCCTGCGATCCATGGAGCTTGCGGATCTTGGCCGCCACCTGCTTCAGCGTGTCGTGATAGCCCTCATTCAAGACCACCGTGCCGACCCACAGCGGGGGCGCGAGCTCGGCCTGGAAGACACGGCCGTCGCCAGTCCCTGAAAGCTCATCGTTGCGCTTGATGTCCCAGACGACACTCTCGATCTGGAGGAGATCCGCGAAATCGGCAACGGGGTAAGGATAGGTGATGCTCATCGGCGTCTCGGCTCCCTTCTGATCTGGCTGACACGGTCCGGCATGGCCTTGTCGTAAGCCCTCAGTGCTTGGCTCATCTGCTCGGCGGCGCCCTGTCGAGCCTGCTCCAGGATCTCGGCGGTGCCGGTGCCTTGCACCACGAGCGTCATGTTGAAATTCACGTCCTGGGTGGCCTGGGAGGGCGCACTGGTGCCAAGGTCCACCGGGATGCGACGGCCATCGGGAAGCGGCACGGCGGCCTCTGGACCGGCTTCAGCGAAGATCGAGGGGCTGTTCGCAACGCCGCCCTTGGCATATCCGGGAAGCGAGCCCGTGAAGGCGGTCGAGCCGGATCCCAGATTGAAGCCGCCGCTCTTGCCTCCAGAGAACATGCCAAAAAGACCGCTCAGGAAACCTCCGCCGCCGGACGCCGCGTTCTTCACGGTGAAGATGCTGTCGAGGACATCATTCAGCAGATAGGTGCTGATCTTTTTGAGCGAGTTCGCGAACAGGTCCGCCGCGTCTGCCCCGCTCGTGAAGCCATCGATGAGATCGAAGGCGATATCCTTCTGCAGGTTGGCCAGATCTTCGGCACGCTGGCGGATCTTGTCTTGGGACTCGGCGAGCTGCGCGCTGGCAACGGTGGCGTTGGCATATGCTTCGCTCAACTTGTCGATCTCGGCCGCCAGTTCTGGCGTCACTGTCTTGCCTGCCGATTTGGCCGCGTTCATGAGATCCTGCTGGGCGGCGGCCTTGGCGACCGCGAAGCCGTAGTCGTCAATGAGGGGATTGAGGCCAGCCTGCGCGGCCGTCTCCGCCTTCAGGGCCTCCGTATGCTCGCGCAGTCGCTCGATGTCGCGCTGCAGATCGTCGGAGCGCGTGGCGGCCGCTTTGGCTGCTGCTGCAGGCTTGTAGGTGGACGACTGCTCTTCAAAGGCCTGATCGATGCGCTGCTGGAGTAGCTTGCCGCGCAGGATGTCTTTTCCGGACGGCAGGCGCCCCATCGTCGGCGTGGTCGTGTTGGTGGGAGGCTGGTTAGGTCCGATCGGGGTCTTGGTGCCGATCAAGCCGCCCATGGTGGCGCCAGCGTTGCCGGCATCCACGCCCGCCTTCCACTGCGCGTATTGCGTCATGAAGCCGTCCATGGCCTCGGCCGCCGAGATGATAGCCTTTTTGAGGTCCACACCGACTCTGGTCGCGATGACGCTGAATTGGCGATCGACCTCGGCCGCCTTCTTGATCATCTGATCGTCAATGACGACGCCGAGATCGTTGGCCGCCTTGATGTTGGCGCGCAGGCCCTTCTCGCCGTCGGTCAGGAACTTGACGAACTCCTCGCCACCCTGGCCGCCGAAAAGCTCGTCGAAGATGCGCGTCTGTGCTGCCTTGTCCAACTGCTGAACGCGGCCGACCAGCTCGACGAGCAAGTCCGACGGCGCCTTGATCTTCTGTTTCAGCTCGCCGACCGTATAGCCAAGACGCTTGAAGGACTCTGCTGCAGAACCGGATTTCCCACTCGACGCGATGAACTCGTCGGTGCGCAACGACAGTTCCTTCAGGCCGTCCTGGAGGGCATCGACGGGGATACGCACCTGATCGGCCGCGAACTTCAGCTCCTGAAACGACTTCGCGGATACGCCGGCGATACGGGCCTGATCGCCCACTTCGGCGACGCTCTTTGCAAGATCTTGGAAATTGGAGACGATGCCAGCGATGCCGCCGCCAACAACGCCACCCGCTATCCCGCCGACAAGGCCGCCGATCGCAGCCTTGCTGAAAGCCCCGATCTTCGTGGACGTGGCTGCGAGAGCCTGGTTGATGCGGCTCGTGGACCGTATGATATCGGCTTCCATCCCCTGCGCGGCAGATTTCGAGCCGCGGCGGAGGTTCTGGAAAACACCGGTGCCGGTCTTCTCGGCCTGTTTGAACCTCTTCTCGAATTCGTTAATCCGCGCTTCGAGCGCGACTACGAGGCGTTCTTCATCGGTAGCACCCATCAGGCGTAACTCCATTCGTCGATGTCACCTGTGAAGGTGTCGTAGCTGGAAAGGCCGGAATCGCCCGCTGCGCAGCGTGCAACCGCCATGGCAGTCGCAACGGCGCCGTCGATACGGTCCTTCGACTTTCCCTTGTGGAAGGACTTGTTCCCGGCCTTGTCGACAACGGTGGCGATATTGTCGAAGTGCCACCGGAGGACAGGATGGCCGCCATGTCGGAATGCGCGGCCAAGGATGGCCCGCTCAAGCTCGGCGACCGCCGGAGCCATGGTGATCCATCCCTGGCGCATCTCGACCGCTGGGAGGCCATCCTCGATCAGATTGTTCATGGTGTTGCGAGCGAGGTGCGGGTCGAAAGCGATCTCGACGACACGGAACCGTGCGCATAGCTCGCGAATGTGATCTTCGACCGCGCGGAAGTCGATCACGTTCCCAGGCGTCAGCGTGATGAGCCCTTGCTCGTGCCATAGGCGGTAATCCACACCGTCCTGCTCTGCCTTCCGGCCGATGTTATCCTCTGGCAGGAAGAAGAACGGATGCGCCTCGTACCCTCGCTCACGGTCGCCCCAGCATGCCACGACGGCCGTCAGGTCGGAATTGCTGGAAAGATCGACGCCAAGATAGCAGGACTCCTGGGTGCGTTCCTTCTCTTCCAGGTCGACCGGGCCTTTGCCCTCGTCATAGATCGGCATGGCGATAAAGGGCGAGGCGCTGTAGTCGAGCCAGCAATTCAAATGGAACTGGCGGAAATTGTCCCGTTCCCTCGGGCGCTCCTTTGCCTCGTGGGCCATCTGTCGAAGTCCCTCGATATCAGGATAGCCTTCGGCGAGGCCTGGGTTGACGAAATGCCAGAGGCTTTCGTCCTGCCAATCGTCTTCCGGGTCTGTCTCGAACAACACGGGGAGGAAGCCAGGATCCTCAATCTCGCCGGATTGCACGCGGCGGGCATATTGCAGGAGGTCGAACGCGAGGTTTTCCTGCCCTCGGCCAGCCTGCGTGATGATGACCAGCAGCGTACCGGGAACCTTGTTGAGGCCGGTGCGGATGGCCGACCACATCTTACGGGCGTTCTCGCCCTCCCAGTTGATCAACTCGTCGGCAAGGACGAAATGAGGAGTCTTGCCGAGCTTGCCCTTGCCTCCAGACGCGAGCGCGCGGAACTTGGCCTTGGATTTCTTGTGCTCGAGGATGAACAGCGACTCTGTCGCCTTCATCTTATCCTGAAGCCACTCAGTCTGATCAACGATGCCGACGGCCTCATCGTAGGCGATGACAGCGTCTTCCTCTGCCGATGCCGCCACCATGGCCTGGCCGGAATTGACCTTCTCCCAGCCGACAGTGTGGAGCAACGCGAGGCCGGCGCCCATCGTCGTCTTGCGCGCGCCGCGCGGCAGGAGGACAAACACTGTCCGCACCTGGCGCCGCCTGTTCGGGAAACATGGCCCATAGATGCGACGAACAATCCGCTCCCAGAACTTCGGCAGTTCGAAGTTGCCGCTCTCGCTCTTCGGGTGTTTGAGGCGCTTCAGGAAGTCGACCGCGCGCTCGCCATAGCCGAACGGATCATCGATCTCGCTGTCGTCGAATACCCATTCCGGGCGCGTGGTTCTAGAGATCGAGGCCATCGGGCGCCCCGCTGTCTTTCGGCTTTTCGCCGCCGCCGAAACCCTGCTTCGACCGAGCGGCCGGCGTGAGACCGAGCTCGGCCGACATGCGAGCGACCGTCTCCATGGCCTTGGCCATCATACCGCTCGCCGGGTTCGGCTTTTTCATCTTGTGCGCGGTCTCGACGAGAAGGCCGTGCTCCTGGATCGATTTTTGGCACTCGCGCACGGTCCAGAGGGCAATCATGTAGGTGATTAGGATGCCGGACATAGCCGCAGTGAGGATCTTCCGCTCCACCATATCAGCGGCAACGAGATCCCACTCGGGGCCCATGGTCTCCGGCACCTCATCCGGGCGCTTTGGAACGCCGGAGAGCCCGCCCTCGATGGCCTTCAGATCGGCTTTTCTGCCCTTCATTTCGTCTCCACGGCGCGAAGCTCGAGTCCATTGCGGCGGCCGAGCTCCTTCACCTCTTTCAGATTGAAGTATCCGCCCTCGTAAACGACACGATCGGCGGTGGTGACACCAGCGAGCCACCGCGTGCGGAAGATGATGACGGTCTCGTCCTCGGCGCCGTTGCGGATGAATTCTTCGGTGCTCGCCTGGACGACTTGGGCGCGGAGCGTGGCCAGCGGAATATAGGTGGCCGTCGGCGTGCCGAAATCGTCGACGCCGTTAGGGTCGAAGCTCTCAATTTTGATAAGGCGGTCAAGTTTCCCGGCGCGCATTACAGCTCCTCCACCAGAGATTCGATCGTCACGATGGCGTGGGATGTTTCCCCGTCGGGGTCTCGGACGAAGCGAGCGAACGAAATGCGGGCATCGACGCAATGAAAACCGGCTTCAAGCGGCAGGCGAGCGGCATGGATCGCGGTCCGGATAGCTCCAGCGATAGCCTTCACGCCGGCCGTCGAGGGCTCTCGCTTCCACACATGGAGATCGGCGGAGATCCTGACACGGTTGCGGGCGATCGCGTCGCCATCGTCTTGCGCCGTCGCCTCGCCGACGATGATGGACGGATCAGGCACCGGACGCTCGTTTCGATCGAGGATCGAGGCGGCGGGAACGTATCCGGTCACCACTGTCGAGGTGGCGAGCCTGTTACGGATGGCCTTCTGGAGGGCGATTTCAGCACTCATTTTCCACCACCCCAGTTCTTTCTCACGGCCTTCGAGATGGCGCGCTTGATCTTGTTCTGCAGACGCTTGCGCTCCAGCCGGACGGCTGGCCAGAAATACGGCTGCGCTGGCGTCTTGGTGGTCCCGTACTCCACCAGATGCGCATAACGGACCGCCTCATCGCCGACGGTGACCAGCACCTCAAGCGGTCCGGCAACGCGTGAACCTCCAGGCTGCGAGTACGCAGGCGTTGCTCTTCCCGGCGTGGTGACCGCGATCGAATCCTGAAGATCGCCAGTGTCCTCCGGCGCTAGCCGCTCCATCGTGTCCGCCAGCTCGTGCCCGGCCTCGCGCAGCGCCGGGTCTACAGCCTCGCGCACTGCGATCGGGATGGCGCGCATGCGCTGCTGGAACCGGGACAGTCCGCCATCGTCAGCCATCGAAGCTGTACTCCCTATATTCAGCGACGATATCGCGGACGCCAAAAGGGATTTCCTGCCCCGTAACGCCGATCAGAGTGCCCTCTCGGTTCTCGTACCAGTGGCAAGCCAGCAGGCAGACGGCCTGTTGAAGCGGCGGCGGGACTACGTCCGGATAGGTCGTCTCGATCGCAAAGCCGAGCTGCCGTTCGATGAGACCCTGCGCGGCCGCGATCGTCCGACCGATCAAGGCGTCGTCATCCGTGCCCAAATCGTCGGAAATGTTGAGCTGTTCCTTCAGTTCGGCGGTCGTGACGATCATGGTTTCACCTGTTTTTGGCCGTTAAAAATGAGAGCCAATTTGAGAGATTTTCGCAGAAGGGACCACGCGCCGGTCTCCTTGAGGGGTCTAAAGTTGGAGACCACCCCCCGGTGCATCGATGGCCGCGAGGGCCAGACGGTGCGCTTCGATCGCTTCATCACGCGTGGCATGACTGCTCTGGTGGACGGTCTTGCCTTGGCGCCTGATGAGCGCGACGTGGCGAGTTCCCTTCTGGTACACTCCCCTCGCTCCGCTCTGGTTATCCTTGCGCATTGGCTGACGCCTCACACGCTGGACACTGTCTGATCCAGCGAGGTTGGCTATCGCGTCGTTGGTGATGTCACCATCAAGGTATCTGATCTCCTTGGGTGGCCAGACACCATGGACGTAAAGCCAGGCCAGATGCTTCGCGTAGTAGAGCTGGCCCTCGATCCTGATGGAACGTCCATTCGAATGATGACAGCCAGCGACAGCGCCCGCCTTCACGTTCTGCGATGGCGAGACCCTCCACCGGAAGACACCGGTGTCAGGGTCATAGTCCAACAGTTCCATGAGGCGGTGACGCTCGATCATCAGGTGGCGCTCGCTGCTACCTTGACGATGTTGCTGTTGATGCCGATCGAGGCAGTCAGCTTCATCACCGAATTGGCGTTGTCGAGCGCTTCACCGGCGGACATGACCTTGCCGATGAACAGACGCTGGGAGTTCTTCGGGCTGGCGCCAGTGGCCGGCTTGTCGTTGAACTCGATCTTGAAGGCGTAGTCGTTGGGAGTCTTCTCCGCTGCCAGCACGGCGATCTGGCCGGCATCCTGGTAGTCGATGCCCATAACGAGATCCATGTTGCCGGCATTGCGGGTGCCTTTGAGCTTCTGCGTGCGACCCTTGCCGATATCGTCGAAGGTGATTTCGGAAGAGGTATCGCCAAAGCTGCCAATGCTCTCCAGGTTGGCGATCTCGGTCCAGGTGATCGAGGTGAAGTCCGCTGCAACGAAGTCGGCGTTCTTCGGCGGCAAAGCGGTGCCGATGAAGACCTTGCTGTTGGCGGTGGAATAGATTGTCATGGTCTTGATCCTTAGCTACGCCGCTCGGCGGCCTGTTTGTGCGAGTTGTGGCAATGGCTGCAAAGCGACTGCCAGTTCTTCCGATCCCAGAAGAGACGCTGATCGCCTCTATGGGGAATGCGATGATCGACAAGGGTGGCCGGCTGGGCGCATCGAGCGCACTTGCTGAAAAGCGAGAGGAAGATCTTTCTCTCCTTGCGCCATTCGGCGTTGTAGCCCCGCTCCGCGGCTGACGGCCGTGTGTTGTCGAAGCGTGCCTTTCGTTCCCGCGCCGCCGCCTCCTGGCAGGAGCAACGTGTCCCGGAAGGGACAACCTTGCCGCACTGACAGATGCGAGGCGCGCGGGTCGGCATCAGGCCACCAGAGAGCCGTAGGCGATGTACATCTCAGGCGCCAAGGCGCTGAGACCGACGATTGCCCATTGCCCCGCGGTGGTGAGCGCTCCGCCCATCGAATTGAGCGTAACGCCCGCGCCTGGAGCCAATGTCACTACGCCGGCGCCTGCCTGCATAAGACCGCATGAAAAGCCCTCAGGCAGGCCGGACGGGACCGTGACGACACACGGTCCGCTGAAGATGAGCGCGCGGCCCTGGTGCTTTCGTGTCAGGGTCAACGTAGCCGCCGGAATCCACTCGGGATCAGCTACGGTGCTCCGGGCAAATTCACCGACGCTAACCTCGATCTCGCGCTCGTTCGGGGTTCCGGCGGCTCGTTTTACTTTGACTTTGTCGACCATTGCGAAATCCTCTATTTGCGGCTTCGTCGCCTTGAACCGTGAAGAACATTCGGGGGCGGCAGGCGACTTTTCGTTTTCCGGCCAGCCGCTGGGCCGTCAGAAATTGCCCCCTTTAGGCTACTGGACGCTGCGCAGCCTGGCCCTTGATCACCGTGGCCGAAAGGCCGGTGCCAGTGCCGTGCGTGCCCGAGAAGTCGGCGAGCAGCTTGAGGTAACGACGGTTGCCGACATAGCCGACCTTGTAGACCTTGGGGTCGGGGTGAGCGGCCTTCAGTGCCTGGATAATGCCGCCGGAAATGCCGGAGACACCCTGCACATCAGCATCCGTCACCGGATCGAACGTCACGCCGTCATCGGAGTGAGTCAGGACGAACTCGATCTTGTTCGTCGCCGTGAAGGTGATGCCGCCCGTTGCGACCTGGATCGCAATCATCGCCTGATTGAAACCATAGAGGTCGATGACGCCGGGCACGTTGTCGGCAGTGTAGAGAGCCGGAGGAAAGGCAACTGCCAATCCAAGATTATGAACGATATCGCGCATTGGAATGCTCCTTGTGAGGTTAGAGGCGGCTTAGGAGGCCGACATCTTCAGCTTGCGGAACTTCGCGGCCTGGATGACGCCAGCACCAACGCGACGCGTTGCATGGATGCGGGTGATGCCGTTCGTTGCGAGCAGATACGGGTTGACGAGGACGCTCAAATCGATGCGATCGACGATGCGATAGCCGGAGAAGTCACCGAAGATGATTGGGAACTGACCATTGGCGATGTCTGGCATATCCGGCAGCTCGATCACCGGGCGGCCAAGGATCGTCTCCGGCTGACCAGCCTGGAACGACGGTTGCCAGAGGTAGTTGTTCTGACCGTCCTTCAAGAGGCGGAGCTTGCCGAGCGTGGTGCCGTTCATGCCCCACGTTGCCTGGCTGCGATATGCCGCCGGCAGGGAGTACATAAGAGCAACCAGCGCGTCCGGCACGAGGGTGCCAGCATTCGTGTTTGGAATGGCGGTGATGTCGCCATTCGTCATGATGCCTTCAGGCTCCAGCGTGCCGTTGCCGGTAACGAAAGCCCTGCCTTCCTTCTGACCGAAATCGTCAGAGAGCGCGAGGCGGACTTCCGTCTCTGCCTGGCCGGCTGAGTCGGCGAGCAGTTGATTGCTGATATCGACGTAGGTATTCAGCTCGCGAACAACGATTTCAGCTTGGCCAAAGCTCGGCTCCGAACCTTCCTGCGCCTGCAGCTCGCCCTTCCACTTCGCGGAAGTGATCCCGGTGCGCTTTGGATAGACAACGGACGGTGAGCCCGTGGAGCGGACGCTGGCGACGCTGCGGATCGGCGACACGAGCACGAGATCCTTGATCATCTCGGTCGAGACTTCGCGCGGTGCGAGGTAACCTCCCTGAGTATCGCTCGACACCTGAAGGGTCTTGAGCTCCTCGGCTGGTGCCTGATTACCGAAGCGGAGATAAGTGCCGAACGCCTTCTTCTCCAGCGCAATGGCCTCGTCTTCCGTCTTGTCGGAACCGCCGGGGCGATTGGCTTTGGTCTCAAGTGCCTTCAGGCGCTCGTCGAGCTTGGATTCCAGGCCCTTGGCTTCGATGGCCTTGATACGGTCGTCAACGGACTTGGTGAGATCGTCCAGCGCCTTCGTGACGATGGTGCTCGGATCGTCTGCCTCATCGCCCTTGCGGACGAGCGTGGAGGCAAGCAGGGCCTGCTTCATAACATGCTGCATAGTTTTACCCTTTCATGCGCGCGGCGGCGCGGTTGATCGCTTCAGCCATCGCGATGGCATGAACGGCGGATTTCGCTGACGTGACCTTGGCGCCCGGGTGCATCCCGATCGTTACAAGGCTGATTTCAAAAAGCTCCAGAGCGGAGATGGTGCGGCCGCCGCCTTTGCGGGAAACCGATTTTCTGGTGACGAAGCCGACGGACAAGCCCTTGACGGCTCCGCTCTTCACGAGGGAGTGGACCTCACGAGCGCGTGCCACATCGTTGATTAGCAACGTGCCCTTGACTTGGAGGCCGGCGGCGTCTTCTGAAGCTACGGACCACGTGCCGATGGGGTCATTCAAATCGTGTCCGAACAACATCGGCAGCGGGAGCGATACGCCTTTAAAGCTGCCCGGCTCAATGATGTCACCGACGCGGTCCGGAGAGCCAAACGGCCATGCGAGGCCCGAGATTTCCCCCGTGTCGGTGGCCGCGATCTTCGTTTCGAAATAGACGCGTTCCATCAGTTCCTCCGGCGGAAAACACGGGTGAAAAACAAGGCCACGAGGGCGCCGAAGACAAACCAGGCCAGATGCTCGCTCACGGCTGCTCCCCCGGCTTGAAGTTGAGGCGGTTGGCGGCGAATTCGTCGACCTGGGCGCGGACCCATGGCACGCGCAGCAACCGCACGAGGTTGGCGTGCGACACGGCAAGCCGGCGGCCTGGGGCTTCGTCAGCGACCAGATCGAGGACAAGGCGGGCAAGGCTGTCGATGACGAGGCTCTCGCGCGCCGCGGCTGGCACACGGCCGTCACGGTCGGCCGCTTCAGCAAGCTCGTCCTGGAGCTGCAGGCGCGAGCGCTGGGCAGCGAGGCTGTCCGGACCGACAACGCGGAAGACGATGCCTGTCGAGGCGCCGGTGAACGGATCTATGACAGTCAACTCGGCGCCGCGATCCTGATCAGCGACGTTGTAGAGGATCGCCTCGAGGTTCATGGTGTCGCCTCCGGCTTTGGCGCAGCGGCGGCCGGCGTGATATGCGGATTGGTGCGATCGTCCCCGCCGGCATATGGCGGCAGATCGATCCACTCCCGGCCTTCGTTCGGCGACAGGAAGTTGGCGGCTCGCAGGCTGCTCATCGCTGCCGCGCGTGTGGCGAGATCGGCGCGCGTGAGGTCATCACGATCGATCTTCACGCGATACGTACGGCGCTCTTCAGCGGAGAAGAGCGATCGCCTCATGGTGGCTTCAAGCAAAGCAAGCCAGGGCTCCAGGCTGTATGTCAGGAACTCCTTGCCCTGTTGTTCGCCATTGCTCCAGGTCGCGCGATCGAGCTCGTAGATCATGGACGGCGGCACGCGGAAGGCGCGGCAAATCTCAAGACTCTGGTACTTGCGGTTTTCGAGGAACTGCGCGTCGGTGCTGTTCATCGTCATGGCGTTGAACTTCGCGCCATCCCAGAGAAGAGCGGTCTTACCAGCATTGTCGGCGCCATCGTGGGCCTTCCGCCAGCTGGCGATCATGCGCTTGACACCCTCGTCGCCAATCGTCTTTTCGGTCTCGATGACGCCGCCAGGTCTCGCGCCGTTTTTGAACAGATTGCCAGCATGTCGTTCCATCGACTTCGCAGCGCCGATAGCGTCGCTGGCGAGAGACAGTGGGGAACGCGAGAACGGCGATCGGACATGGATGACGTCCTCGCCAGGCGTTGGCCGGTTGTTGATGCGGAACGATGGCTCGAGGCGGCCGTCCGCTGAATAATCGATCTGATAATAAGCGGGCTCGTATCGGACAATCTCCCGAACCTCGCCGTTGACGCGATTGATCCAGGCCAGCCCGCCCTTGTCGGTGGTCAACGCCGTGGCAACAAGATCTCGGATAAGTTCGAAGGTGGAGGACCACTCGTTTGGCTGGTCGGCCAGCAGCTCGGCGACAGGGTGATTGTCGTCGACTTCCCATTTGGCGCCGTTCTTCTTTTCCACGCGGATATCAAGCGAGGCAGCGGCTTCGGCGATGAGCCTGATGCAGGACTGGACGGCGGGAACCGTGAGGGCGGTCGCCAATGAAACGGATAGGCCCGGCGCGCCCCCAGTGAAGAGCGCGTACTCTTCGTCGGTCGGGTTCGAAAGGCTCTTCTGCTCGAGCGATGATTTGCGTGGCCAAAATCTCATGCCCGGATAATCTGGATCCGGGCATGATTCGCCTATTGAGCAAGAAACCGCAGAAGTCCGCTCGATTCAGATAGATGCGGCAAGTTCATCACGTCGAGGCTGAAGCCAGATAACCAGCTCGCTCTTCGTTACGAACATCCGGCCGCCGCGTCGCCGGACCGGAAACGTAGGGTCTCTCTTCTCCAGCCGGTGGATGGTGTCCTCCGACAAGCCCATGAACCGCGCGATCGCTTTGCAGCCCCATAGGCTCTCGATCGCGAGGGTGCTGGCCGGAGGGGGCGCGACCATAGCGTCGAAGGCGCGAGCTGACAGTGGCTTGCTCATTGAGTTTCTCCACGCTTGATTGCCCAGCAGTCGATATCGGCCGCGGCGAGGTATCGGAATAGATTTTGCGCAACTGTGAAATCGTGGGTCTTGACCTCTTTGACGGCGACGCCGTGTCTAAGGACTTCGAAGCGCCAGACGGTTGCGCCGGCCCGCCAGCGCTGGACTTCGTACCTTGCTGATAAGGCGTGCATCGGTCTTGCTCCTGATTGTGGTTCGGCTGTTGGGCCTGCGGCCATGCTGCGCATATGTCCGAACGATGTTCGGCCACGCCTGTCGCTGTGCGTCCCTGATCTTTTTTTCCCGATAGGGATTCAAAGAAAGGGTGCGGCTCCAGCGATGAAGGGAGGCAAGCTGAGATCGAAGATCGAAGACGCCGAAGGCGCGGCGAAGCCGTTACTTGCCGTCTGTCCGCTTCACGTATCTTATTCCCTTCTATAGTGCGGCGGACACGACGCTTGCGCTCCCGATCCAGACGGCGCCGACGGTCTGCCGCTGGCTCGTCGCAGGCCTCAATTCTGAGCAGCCCGCAATCCTGCCGCTCTAAGGCAGTCACTTCCAGAAGCGCCCCTACATATGCTTGGCTGAGGAGCTTTCCCTCGGCCGGCTTGCATACAGGTGCCACGACGTCGGGATCGAGAGACGGCAGGCCGATGCGACGGCAAAGTTCGCCAACGGTCTGGACATCTGCCGTGGTGCCAAGGCACTCGATCAAGTTGGCCAGGACCACGGCCCAAGCTGTTGCGTCGCCCATGGCGAGACCGAAGCGCTGGCGATACGTCACAAGGCGAGCGATCTCGTTAAACCTCTGCCCGGCCGTGATTTTTAGCCAATATCGCGAACGATAGCCCTTGCGAAACCAGCCGTTGCGCGTTATCTTTTTCGTATCAGATTGGGAGATTTGATGATCAGATCCAGACCGGAAAGGGCGGCAACCCTCTCCGGTCTTTTCTTTTTCAGTCGACATGGTTTGCGACCTCCGTTGCTTCGTAGATCTCGAGAGCGATCAGCATCCCCCGTTTGATCTCTTCGCCAGAGGCGTTGTGGAAGACTTTAGCGATGTCGAATATCAGCAGACGCTGATCGTCAAGCTGCTCGGCGTGCATGATGAATTTCGCGATCGAGGCGGATTGATCTCTCACTGCGCACCCTCCAGGAAAAACTTCACGAGCTTTCCTTTGACCGCAACGTAGCCGTTCCCGACTTTCGAGACAGGGATCGCTCCAGTCGAGCACAGGTGATAGGTCTGCCGTTCGCTTCGGTGGATCACCTTCGAGATCGCGCGAACTCCCCAGATCAGATCAAGAGCGTCGGTTTCAGTCTTTTCCATAACTTTCGTCCTTTCTTGTTACTTCCAACGTGAGGCAAGAAAGGCGCGTTATCCGCTTGTTTCAACAACTAAAATTTCAAAACGCCCCGTATTAAGGCGGCTAACTCCCTGCTTAGTCATGCGAATTTTCTTTGAAATACGATTCGTATTGAGAAAAATATTTAGTTGAGGGTGATTTGCGCCCTCGATCTTGCAATTTGCTGGAGAGAAAGGGACACGATGAGTGTCAGAAAACGAGAGTGGGTGACACCCAAGGGGGTGGAGAAATCTGCCTGGGTGGTCGACTACGTTGATACCACCGGCAAGCGCCGGCTGAAGACCTTCACGAAAAAGAAGGAAGCCGACCAGTTCGCGGCAACAGCAACCGTCGAGGTCCGCGAAGGCACCCACGTGGCCGACAGCGCGAGCGTGACGGTGGAGAAGGCAGGCGCGCTATGGATTGCATCCGGCGAACATGCCGGGCTGGAGCGATCCTCGCTAAACCAACGCAGGAGCCACCTCAACAACCACATCGTTCCACTCATCGGCTCGACTCTTCTGTCGAAGATGAGCGTGCCGGCCGTTCGTGAGTTTGAGGATCGGCTGCGCACTGAAGGCCGATCTGCAGCGATGACGAAGAAAGTCATCACGTCGCTCGGATCGATCCTTGCGGACGCTGGCGAGCGCGGCCTCGCGATGCGCAACCCGGTGCGTGACATCAAGGGTAGCAGGAAAGGCCGCGACAGGCGGCAGGAGAAGCGCCAGAGAGGCCGTTTAGAGGTTGGCGTAGACATTCCAACCCGCGAAGAGATCAAAGCGCTGGTGAACGCCCTGGCGGGAAACTGGCGGCCGCTGCTCCTAACGGTGATTTTCACCGGCCTGCGTTCGTCGGAGCTTCGCGGATTGCGGTGGCAGGATGTGGATTTCAAGCGAGGCGAGATCGCCGTCCGCCAGCGTGTCGATCAATTCAGGGAGATGGGCCCGCCGAAATCAGAGGCCGGTAACAGGACTATCCCTATCCCACCGTTGGTGGTGAACGCCCTGAAGGAATTGAAGCTGAAGGACGGCAAGAACTCGACGCTGGTCTTTTCCAATCAAGACGGGGATTCCCGCTCTCATAAGAACGTCGTGGCCAAGGGTCTCCAGCCGGCGATGGTGCGGGCGGGTGTTGTGGTCGAGACGGGCAAGCTCGACAAGAAGGGCAATCCGATCGTGAAGGCCAAGTACACTGGCTTGCATTCACTCAGGCACTTCTACGCGAGCTGGCTGATCAATCGGAAGGAAGACGGCGGCCTTGGCCTGCCGGTGAAAATGGTGCAAGAGCGACTCGGCCATGCCTCGATAGTGATGACCATGGATATCTACGGCCATCTCTTCCCGCGGGGAGACGACGGGCGCGAGATGGCGGAGGCAGCAAACGCTCTCTTGAACTGA